CTACCCGCCCCGCATCATCCTCACGTGGTGTGGGCCGCGATTCCCAACCTGCCCATACCATCTGGAATCAACCATTTCATCGGCGGCGGTATTGAAATCTTGGGCCTCGAGGGCATTCCCCATTCGGGTGAATTGCCCTAAACGTGGCCCACCGAGATTGAATGCCATACTGACCAATACACGCTGAGCAGCATGTGGCAGTCTGTCGAAATTGCTAACAAATCGATTGGCAATGCCAAGGGCCTCATTAGTAGTAACGTCGAGTAGGGCGTCTATTTGTGCGTCGTTTAATGGCTGCCCTGCCATTACGTCGGTCAACGAACTACCAACTCGGCGCAGTTGTTGCTCCGCGTCATCGCGGAATAGATTAAACCCAACGCCTATTGTTGGCACACCACCAGTGTCTCGGTACATGTCCTGTTCTCGGCCCTCAAACGGTTCGATAAACTGCGCATAATCTCTAACAGTTTGGGCAGCCTGGGGTGCCACGCGTGGTTCCTGCGCCACAGGCGCACGTTCTGGTTCCGCAGACGCAACCACAGCCGGCTTGCCGTGAGTAAGCTGCTTCAGGCGCAGTCCAATATCCTTGCCAACAGCCGGAGCCATAAGGCCGCCGATACCCAAAGCCGCTGTCAGAGCTGCGGCCTTGATCTTCTTTCCCTCATTCACGGTGCCACCATATATCGCAGATAAGTCGTGCGCAAAAGCAAGTAATACCTTGTCTATCTTATCGGTCATGTCTGGGTCGCTAAGCTTACATGACATCTTCCCGCCACAATCAAGATAATGATGGCCGTATACTGCATAGACTGAAATATTATCTTGAGCAATGAGCGGATCACCGCGATGTCCAATTACATCGCCGGCGCAAACGGTAATCTTACCTATGTTATGCTGGTCGGGCACACTGACAAAAATGTGCATGAGCCGGGCGCTCTGGTGATGCTCTCTGCCACCACCCATGATTTCGAATTCATATCCAACCATGTCGTAAGCGTTGGCCGATGACCGAGAGGCTCCTGGGTCAGAAAAGCAATCGAACATTTTATCACGAATATACTTAGCCAGGACGCATAGGGTCTCGGGATCGGCTGCTAGTCTATCAGATTCCATAATAAGCTGCTCGCGAATGAGTCCTTCGTCTAGGCGCATAAAATATTTTTTACCCTTCGTCTTTCGGCTCGATTGACCATTCGCTTGCCATATTTGCTCAGCCGCATTAAGCGGTCGTAACCCATAATGCAAATCCAACACCCATCGCCGCCAACACGGTCCCATGGATACTTGACGTACGCCGGCTTGATCGTTACGGTTGATTTTTTCATACCTACAAATGAGGCATATTATCTCCTATAATATCTTTTGCCAAATTTGGCCTCAAAAATTAAAATACGGGACGCGTAGATATTTTAGACATTTAGCGGGGCGTAGCTCAGTGGTAGAGCGTCGGCTTTGGGAGCCGAAGGCCGTGAGTTCAATCCTCACCGCCCCGATTTTCAAATAATATTGAATTCATGGAGCGCGTTTAGAACGGAACATCGTCAATCGACGGCTCGCGCAGAAGTTCGCGCAATTCACTTTCCTTGATTTTGGTCAGCATTATATAGGCGTCACGAAACCGCGCCATAAATTCATTCGCCTGGCGGCACAATAATTCATAACACTTTTCCGGAACCTCCGGATCATCAAATGAAAATGTGTGCTTGTGTGGCTTATCCTCATAGAAATTTCGGCCTGTAGTGGATATTTCCGAGGAAAAGCTATTACCAGATCTCGGCACAATCGCCCGAAAGCGAAATAAATCTTGGTCGCTATATCGAATGACATAAGTGAGACTCGGGCAAAATACCTGCTCGTTGTGCTCGACAGTCAATATCGTGGTGTCCCAATCCCATCTGGCCTTAAGCTTGTCCATATATTCGGCATAACCGCTTTTAATTATTTTTCTGTCCTTGCGCAGCAGGTTGTCGAGCTTGGCAATAAGCGCCATGCCGAGAACCCCAATTTCTAAACTGTCATCCGGCACACTCAAATCATAATTACTGTGGTACATCATTTTCGGTCCAATCTATTCTTGATACCGCATGCAACAATGATTAACGCAATTCCAAATAAAAGCCAAAAATCGACAGTTCCCATGGTTCTTAAATACTTAGCCAGTGGCGCTTAAAATATCTGCGCTCAGTGCTGGAGTAAAAGTGTCTAGCATAACGTGTAGCATACATCGCGTCGATAAATTTCTCGGGCAGATCTGCAATTTCGTCTCTGCTCGCATTCACAGCCGGAATTTCGACCTTTTCACCGACGAAATCGCTGATTATCTCGCTGCGCAAATCCTCGACTCTTACGATTAATAACCTGCATCTGCCATTCTCGACGACGTGCCAGCCTTTATGCTTATCAAACCAACCGCAGAAAGCATCTATGCCGAAATAGCGGAAAATATTATGGTCAAACCAACGATTGCACTGGGTGTGGTCATAATCTTTGACGAAATCGCCGCCGAGGTCCTGGAATTTGAAAGCCGACCAATTTCTCGCGATCGGCTCGCGCACCAGCGTGATGACGTCCCACGGCTCATTCAGAACCCGTTGATATAAATTTTGCTCGCTCTTGTTCGTTGTGCCGCCGCCGATTGATACAACATTTTGGTCGAGACGCGGCAGAAGCGGTTCGCCGTCGTCAAGCCAGTGTATATTGTGCGCTGTGATCCCGGCCATGCGCAAACCAGCACAGACCGACCTCGAGGCGACCCGGCCCATTTGATAAACCAACACTTCTCGTTTAAATTTCAGATTCATAAATCAAGACCAGTTGGCCATTTTCCGGGTACTTAGTTGTAGTCGGCATAATAACATATGGCTTGAACAGCCCGTGTTGCACGACGCCCAGAATATCCTTGAAGCAGGTGTCTGCGCAGAGGCTTATCGCCTTACATTGGGCGTCCATTCTATTAACAGCCGGCGCGTTCATGTCATTCAGAAAGGTCTCGGCCGGCGGCCCAATTTGCATTATCTTGGTGTCTTTGATAGACATCGTTGTCTGAATTTCTATACCACGTCTGTAAAGCCTACGCCAAATAGCCCGAAGAAGAGGAAGAATAAACCGAGTGAAATCCGCAACATTATTACGATATTCTTTACCGCGCACGAGAGACATGTTCCTGACTTGGTTCTCACAGATCCTAGCAAAGCTAGGCCACACAGCCATGTTCAACTCTCGGCATTTGGCCAGAACAGGCATCCACTTGCGAACAATGTCGTCCTCGACACCACCAGAATAGAATAATGGGCTTTTGGCATCAGAACGTTTGTAAATATTGGCCATCCTACCCCGATAATTGGAATGCACCTGTCTGATCATACGACATTCTGCGCAGTTACAATTCTTACACTCGCCCATGGGCCCACAACATCGCAGCGTAAAACCGCCGATAGAATTTGGCCTTCCTTTTTAGGAAGTCCTCGGTTGCCAATGGAAGCCAATATTTTCTGTTTCTTCTATAATCGTATATGCTCATATGGCCTCGGGGAAATAATATCGCACAATCACCGCCACTTTTTCGAACATATTTGGATCATTGAGTTCGACCCACCAACACCTGATCCCAGGTTTATCTGGGTCTGCTGAATCGATAGCAGTGCATTTGATACCGAATCCGTGGTGCATGTTATCGTGGCGGTGGGGGCCGAGGCAACTTGCGGCAACTTGGCAGGATGGTTTAATAGGGCTTGTGATTTTGAACTCGTACCATACACTATCTGAGAAGAACGCTTCCTTGACATGGATCCACGTGATCGGTTCGAGAGCGTCACGCACACCCTTGGCAATAAGATTCAGGATAAGATTAGGATCTTCATCCATATATGTCAAATACTAACTGATGCTCTGTTTTCACGCACGTGCTGTAAAAACCGGTTAAATTTGGCAGGCCCAAATTGTTTCCTAAACCAGTGCAAATGTTGTTGTGTTTTGCGGGATCCAGTCAACATTTGGTCAATAATTACGACGATATCGTCGAACTCATGGGTAAGCCGCGCCTGGTTCGACGCCAATAGCCTGATCCGGCGCAAGCCGAAACCGCCGGTCCATGGCGATCGACCCTTAAACCGCAGTTGCGGTGATTTATACGCAGCTCTGTGGTTCGGCTGGCAGATTTCTTTAATCTCTTTCGAGATTAGCCCAAGATCGTGCGCAGCATCTCTGCGCCTATTTACAAGTAGATGTTGATATAATTCATCACGACGGCATTTTTTAATGAATTGCTGCGACTTCGTCAACGCACACCACATGGGGCCTGACAAATTGTTGAATAAGTATAGGTTTCGCTCGACCTCAATCCATGCATTCTGAAATAGTTCGTCTGCATCGAAAGCGTGTTTTTTTGCGATTGGCGCAATGGCGCGTTTGATCGGGTGATCTAGGCGCGCCATTACGCGATTGCGAAGAGACTCGTCCGAGCAGCCGCTTCTGTGGTATTGCCGAATAAGATCGGTGAACGGTGGGTTGTGTCTAATGTATCGTCCACGCTCGCGAAATTTGTGGCGCCTGAGGCCGATGGTTTTTTCAAAAATACCAACATCCAACGCCCCTACTCGCCCACCAAAAGGCCGACGATACCGTGCTCGGTCGAGGATCGCAGCAACACGGACTTGTCCGATTTTGCGCTTAAAACACGACTCGATGAATTTCACGAGCTGTGCATCGGGACGTTTGGGGCTGAATTCTTTTGAATCACCAGCGCGCATATGCGTCAAATACAAAAATGGCCGCGTGAATCCTGAGCCGGCCAAATCCCGCGTGCCCGTTCAGAGGGGACAAAAAGTCTAATATTTAGACTCGACCCGTGTGTGGACCAGAGGGATTGTAGGGATCCACACGACCGTGTGGTAGACGCAACGCGTATCAAAGAATATTTGCCCGCCCCGTGGCGGGCGTTCGTCGTTAAAGAACGGGCGAGCAGAGGTTCGTTGTAACGGCTGCTCTCAGCGCCATCCCTGAACCCCGTAGGACGAAGCGTTGGCGAGGAATTCTTCGCGCCATTCCCATTGGTCGCGGACAAAACGAGTGAATTCGCGGCGCGAAAGGTCGATTTTGTCGGCCTCATGCCACTCAATTTGTTCGATGATCTCGTCGTAGTCCTTCGTATGGTCTTTGGGTCGCACCAAGTCAATAAACTGGGTCTTCCAAGTCTCGCCAGCTTTGGCGTCTTGGTATGCCTTCTCGAGGGCTGTGGTTACCGCCTTTTTCCAGCCATCCAGAGCCTTCTGAAACAGATCGTGGTGCTTATCGCGGTTGGCTGCCAACTTGTCTAGAAGCTTGGCCTTGGCGATCTTGACTGTGGTGAAACCTTCGTCGTCGTCGTACATCTAGCCCTCGTCCTCGTCGCCTACGACGTCATTGCGCCTCTCCCACAGATCGTGTGAGAATGCGCGCATTTCCTTAAGAATACCGAGTTGAAGACGCGTCAGGAGACACAGAAGACCTATTGCCACGCACCCGAATCAGTAACAATGAGTAGCGTCTGATAGGTCATCTTCTCACTCCTGTTGCACGACGCAACCGATACTTAAATACTCATGGGCCCTAGGGGATCGGACGGAATTATTTCAGACCTAGTTCGGATTTTATATGCCCATTTGGTATTGCCAAGGGCCTTATATGGCCTACCAATATCTGCAATCGGGATTTTGTCGTAATCCTTGGCTAGGACCATCAAGGCTCGCTCTTTATCCCATGGATACTTTAGACCAATATATAAATTAATTTCATGTGCTGTGGCAGCGTCCATGTTTTGATAAATGGCTTCGTCAATGTCTTGGTTGTTAAACGGTTTAGGTGTGATGTTCGGCTGAGGCATGCAGGGCCATTTCTATTCTGGATTCTGAATCTGTAAAGACTTTTATCCGCTTCACCAACTCACATTTGCGGCTATCAATTAAATAAGAACAGAACTTTATCACTGCGATGTGTATTTTGTCAATAGAGTCCGGGTCAGAGAGTTTGAATTCTTCGTTTTTCGGATGTTTCGGGGGACTGTAAATAAGCCTGGTGTGATATTCGCCAATACGGATCCAGGCCATATCGCCTTCAATCATCAGATGAACAGCCGCATAACTCCATTGGCGTTTGCGCCGGCCATGTGCGGTCTGGGCGAAGCCAAGGTTCGGAGTAATCTTCAATACCTTACCGACCCTCTTACATTCAATCGCATCGCCAAAAACTGCGGCAAGATCATCCCAAATCGCCGTTCGGACTGTTTTTCTACTTCGAGCCATAAAATAATCCACCAGTATTCCACAGCCGTTCGCGGAGCGCGCAGACCGCTTTTTCCATCTTAGATATGCTCTCGGGATCTTCGAGTGGAACCGAGTCGAGCGTGGGGCACTTTTCATAATCCCTGATCGGCAAAACTCGCGAAAGCGATAGAGCTCCGTCCGCGTATTGAATTCGATAAGTCTCGTTTTTTATTTCATATTCCATCATGCGGAAAACAAATGGAATGAAGCACCACTTGCCAGATACTATTTGTGAGGAATCCACGATGACAAAGCCATGTTCCTCAACAAATTCAGTGAAATATTGCATGAGGGCGTCGTCGTCGGCTTTATGGCCCAACATATTGTAATCATATTTGACGTAGAAAATATGGCTCGCCGGCTGCGACATCGGTTTGGCCTGTACGAGCTTCGTCTCGTATAGGCCCATTTTGGCTTTTTTAAAACTGAATTGCATCAGAAATGGTGCAACTGAATAGCGCGGTCTGTGTAGAAGCGAGTCGCATTCTCGAGTGCCCACCACGGGGCATCAAACCCCATTACGTAGATCATATATCGCCTGGGCCAAACCAGCCGAAATGCGTGATAGATCGTAGCTTTTACGGCGCCTATTGGCATCTCGCTAATCGGATCGGTGGGAAGATGGGTCCGACATTTAATTAAATGCATGCCGGCAGACGGCGAGAACGCGATAATCCAAGATGCACCGTACATCTCGGCGTACCTGGGCTCTTTGTAGCTAGCTAGGATCTTTGTTGACACAGGCAGTTTGACCGACAGATCGATCGCTTTCTTGCTTTTTTGTCAAGTTTTTCTTGATAAATCGCCTCAACAATATCTCGCATGTGATCAATGGTGCGGCGATTCAGTATTAATTTCAAATACTAGTCGTCCGGAAACAAATGCTTAATAATATTATCGAAAAAATCTGGGTCGATCAGGCTAAATTGACCATAGAAATACATATGCGTGTTGCCGTACGGTTCTTTTGTACTGGCAAGAACATGGACATCGTCAATATCGCGGAACTGAATTTGGCAACTACCGGCCTGCAATTGCGGCCACTCATCATGATGAAAAGCCAACGTTGCGACATGAGCTGCGTATGCCTCAGACTCTGGTATGCCATATACAGTGATGGTTCGTTCGACCAGTCGCCTCAACAACTCAATATAAGCAGCCCCCACGGTGTCATACACAACATTGCCCGACCCAAAATCACAGCCGCAATCTGGATCATATCTATGCTTGACAATGTGACGGCAATGGGTGCAAATCCATCCGCCCATTTTCTCAATCCGCTCCGGGATTATTGGTTCCATCGGGATTATTGATTCCATATTATCTCGATATGTAAGGTGGAGGGCGGAGAGTATCCTTCTCCGCCCCCCGGTTTTGCAAGGACTGGATTTGAACCAGTGACCCACAGGTTAGAAGCCTGTTGCTCTACCACTGAGCTACGGTGCAAATTTTATGTCAGTAATGTCGTGTTCCGCATCGTTCCCTCATTTTTATTCGCCTGTTCTGCCACTGAACTACCGCCCCATGCGTTGAGAATGTAATGGAGGGGCGGGCGGGACTCGAACCCGCGTCTGGACCAGTTAGGGGAAGTGACCGGTGGGACTATTACCTCCGGGGGGATAAGGCTGACTGAGCAATAGTACGGACGATGAGCTCGGAACAACCGGTAATAAGCCGGACCGCCTAACTGGGCGGCGTCCCGAGTGGGACATCAACAACTGACGATGAGTTTGCTCAGAGAATGGTGGTGCGAACCGAGCCGGAAGTTTACTATGAAGTGCTCGGAAGGGAAATGCTTCCGAGCTGGCGGCCGCGGCCCGCGCCCTGAGCTCGAGCCGCAGTCGTCGCCGGCTGGACCTTACGACCCAGCACAGCCCGACCCACACCGAATGATTAACGCTTCAAGATGTACTTGAAGATGTTGGCACCAAGGTTGCCCTTCTGGATCGGGGCCTTGTTGGCGCGCTGGCGGGCCTTCTTCACAGCGCGTATCAGCTCGTCGGTGCGACCAAGGACCTCGGCGGCGCGACTGGAAGTCACGGCGCTGCTGAAGATCTTGGTCGTGTACTTGCCGATGTTGATGTTCTCGATCGCTTCCTTCACGTTGGCCGGGATGCCAACGCCATCCTTGACTACGGCCTCATAAAGGACTACGGGCTTCGTCTTCTTCTCGGTCTTGAACTGCACGTCGTCATGCGAAGTGACCTGGACATCGATCTGGCCGTCAGCCGCTTCCCACTTCGTCTTCACGTCGAGGGTAGGCATGGCCTTGATCGCTTCGCGGAACTGCCGCAGCTTGGTCTCGAGGCCGAGCAGCATCGTGGCCGGGACAGCCTCGGCAATCGTCTCGCCGTTGACTACGATATCGGCGCTAGCCGTCTGGTTCGTCTTCTCCTTCTGGAGAACGGCGTCCCAGTACTTCGCGAGGCGCTTGCCGGTGTAGTCGAGGCGCTTCTCGACGGTCGTGCCGACTTCCTCATATTCATCCTTCGCGAGGTGCTCGTCCTTCGCGTCGAAGGGGCGATAAGAGCGGACGCCGCCCTTAAAAAGTTCCTTGCGGTCGAATACCTTTGCGGTTTCCGCGAGGGTCTCGTTCGCCTGCCCCTGCAGATCCTTTTCCACAGCAAGCAGCTCATGCAGTTGGCGCTCAGCCATCGTTGTTTCTCCTAGAAACTAAAAATCAAACTCGATTCTTTAAATACACGCGGTGCAGAAAGTTACAGAACGGAATCGGTAATTATATAATTGTCAGTTGTGGTTGACGCTACGATGAAATCCGTGGCACACGTCGTCGCACACGTCGTCGCACAGGTACTACGCAACCAGGCCTGAAATATTGCCTCGCCCATAATCCGACAACCCGAAATATAATGTCCCAGACTGGTTCTTCAACTTTACCAAGATGGCCTCGTCCCAGAGTTTACTGAACGACGTTACTTTTTCAGGCCTATCATGTAGAATCATAATCATGGTTCCAAAGCCGATCATTGTGGCTAAGATCAAGAAAAACCAGCCTTCCGCGAAATAGCCGGTCGCCAGATAGACTAGCAAGATCAGAATCGGCACAATCGTCTGAAGGCTGGTCCAAAGGGCAATTGACATCCAAAGCTTGCGCTCAGATTCATAATCGACGCATGTGGCATTAACTCCGAATGCAAGGAGCAATCGCTCGAGCTCGTGAGCCGCAACCGAGCGCATAATTTTGTTAGTGACATCACTAAGGAGTTTATTTGACATATAATTCAAATACTGGGGCGGGGCCCCGGTCTTCAAATGCCGGGAGTGATAATCCGAGGAGCATCATCCCCCAGGGTCTTCACATGTGCCCGCGCCGTTTCCTTAAACGCAGCGAACGCTTGCTCGTGTGTCTTTATCTCATCCGGAAAGAAAAATTCAATCGGAATCAGGTCGCCCTCAACCATCATATGAACAACCCCTTGAAACCTATATTCCCCTTCCGCCGGATCAAACGGAACGTAGTAGAGAAGAATTAAACCCTCATCATTGATGAGCTTTTTAATTTCGTGAATCATAAGCGATTAAATACATACGACGATGGCCGGGGATCCAACGGGTTAGGTAGCCTGCCGAGCAGCTCCCAGCCACTCGAGCACTTCATTGGCGTGGCGTCTTCCTCGCATCCTGTTCACCGCCTTGGCAACAAGTGCAACATTCCCACGAACATGACCAATTGAATTATCAATCCGGTCTATTGACAGACTTAAACACGGGTGCGAATATACGGCTAGCGGCACACCGCTTATGCTGCAGTATACATTTTGGTCATACAGTTTCAGTACGAAGTCTGTGTCAATATTGTTTAACAAACCTTTGCCAGCATCGCTCTGCCTGCCATTTCTCACACAGGATGAAACATAATCCCTAGAGACCCTTTCTGGCACAAATAGAGTCGGATCCTTGACACATCTAAGGAAGTGTTTCACGTCACCGTCAGTATGGCGATTCTTAGCGAGATTTAGACCCATACAAATTAGCTGAACGTTGTCTTTAGTATGCCCGTATTTATTGTTTATACGATCAATGGACATAGAAAACAAGCTCTTATCGTGTCTAAGGCCCAAACCAGTGATTGCACATTTAAAGTTCTGCTGCTCTAAAAGGCTAGAGACAAATCCCCTAGAGATGTCACAATCCCTGGATTTAATTCGATCCTCACTTATTGCGGACCCAACTTTACGCCCAACCCATGCAGTCCAAGATCTAATGTAATAAAGGTTGGCATACTTCTTTTTCTCTTGTGAGTATTTTGCTCTACAATGTCTAACGTATTCACGATTTCTTGCCAAATTATCGGTCGTCACAGGTTTAACTCAATAAGAGATGATGTTGACTTAATCACAACTATCCACTCAGTACCGATGCCGGCTTTTGGGTTCTTTCGAAGCGTGCTGGGATATGCGTCGATATCATACAAATCATACATATCATTTTTGATCTTATCGCTGACATGCAGGATCAGTTTCTTGGCATGTGGGAAAAGCTGGGAAATCATGGGATCAAGGAACCCAACAAACCACTCCTTATAAGTTTGTTGCTTCACGGCCACCCCATACTTTTCAGTGTTGAAAAATGGCGGAGATGTAAATATCACATCATATTTCTTTTGAATATCAAAATCCTCAATTAATGATTTATGAATAATGGCGTTAGCACCAATTATGTTATTAATTTCGCATAAGCCACGATATGTATCTGGTTGCGGCTCACACGCTTCGTATGTCATGCCCAGGATTCGGGCTGCCATCAATCTACCACCCCACCCTCCGCACGGGTCAAACCAGGTTTTAGCCTCTGGCGCTAATTTTTCGACAACTGCTGCAGCAAATGATGGGTTAAACATCGACGCTTTTGTGGCGCCGGCGAACTGCAATTCACGCAGAAATCTCTCAAGACTAATAACACCACCAGAAGTAAGCAGGGCTCGAGCTGCCTTGCGTACAATTTTTTCATCGCCCCATGCTTTCGCTAATGGTTTGCCACTTCGCCCATAAATGGACATAAAATGTGGCTGATATGTAAGTATTATCTTTTTACCAGGTGTCTCAATACTGCCGCCAACAGTTGGTTTAAAACCATTCTCTGTATAATGAGATTCATGTTCTGTGATTTGGAGCATGCGCCAATCTGTGCGCAATTCATCTTTAGAATACCGCAGCGGTTTCCATTCTCTCGACAAAACCATTTCACAAAATGATGATATAATAGCTTCTTGTTCTTCTGGAGGTAGCTGCGCGATCTCCTTCGGCTTCAGCGCAACTATTAGCCTATTGTTCTCCCAGTTGATAATTTCTTGCGTTTTCATGTTTGTCCCTTTGTTTTTATATACTCATAGCATCGTAGGAACAAATTCTATATACACGACAAGAGCCGGGAGTTACCCCGGCTCTTGCTGTTTTAATCGTCAGCCTTATAGGTTGCTGACCGTAATAACGCCGTAGTAAAGCCCGCCGTCTTCGATAAGCTTTTTACCATACCGGGTCATAATTCCCTTGTTAGGCGTGAAGCTATGCGGGTCCAACACCGTTGGGGTGCTGAGCAGCGGGATGTATGGCGCATAGAAGTAGCCACTATCCAGAACCGAGTTCCCCTTGAATCCCATAAGAATCTTACAGTTGGGGAAGAGCGGGTCCTTATAGAGCTTCAGCTTGCCCTGGATCGTACCGGCACTGGTGATACCAACGTCGATGCCATCCTGCGCGAGCGCGTCTGAACCACGGAAGTCGTTCAGCTGCTCGAACTTCGAGGCGATATCGGCCGACGTCACCATCCAGTTAGCCGGACCGCGCAATGTGGTCCTGTGGATGATGTTCGCAACCTCTAGGCTCTTGTAGAGCAGGGCGATGTTCCGGTCCGTGAAGTTCACGGCCGCACCAGCGCCAGTTGCGAAGTTGTGGTTGGCGCGAATCGAAGCCGCGACGATCAGATCGTTAATAATTTCACGATCGATCTCCGCGACCATCTCATCGGCCATCAGGTCGGTGAGAGTGGACTCGGCGTCGATGTTGTGCACCGACTTGAGGTCCTGCGCGGCCTCGAGGCTCCACGAGGTCTTCAGCTTACGCGTGATCGCGCGTACCGAGTCGCTATCGATCGACAGCGTTACCTCGGGCTGGAAGGGGTTGTTCTCGAGATCGTACTCGTAATCAACGCGAGCGATCGAGCCAGCCGGGAAGTTACCACCGGATAGGGTGACCGATACCTGGCCCGTGGTGTGGTCGAAGACCGTGTTGCCCGTGGTTGCCTCATCGACCGTTAGGCCGGTAGCATCACCAACGAGGATCAGGTCCGGAAGACCAGATGCATCAAACGTGACCTGCAGGATCGGCTCAGGCTGCTCACAATCATCAGCGTCAGTCTCGTAGACGTTGACCACCACCGTACCGGCGAGGACCGGACGATAGGCGAGGGTTGCCGTGACCGCGTCGAGCGTGCCATTGATCGTCGCCGCTTCGCCCTTAACCACCTGGCTGGTGTAGTAGGGGTCGAGCGCCCAAGCGTTCTGCTTGGCAAACTGTTGCTGCGTGTTCTGACGCATCACCTGCGTGCCGGCCAACGTCTGGCCCTTGTTCAGCGCGTAACGGTACCTAATATAGAAAATCAGGCTCGCCGGCTGCGACATGGGCTGAACACCGACTAGATTATCAGCGATGAGCTTGGGGTAGCTCTTGCGGATAAGGGGCAGAGCAAAGCGGGTGAAGTCCGCGATGTCGCCAGTCGTGGTTGCGTCCTCAAGAATCGGGCTGCGACCCTCAGGATCGTATACCTTATATTGGTTCTCAAGGATCTGTGCCATGAGGCCGAGCTTTTTCTCGCCGACCTCTTTGCACTTGCGTAGAACGGGTGCCCATTTGCGGATGGTCTCGTTCTTTTTGGCCTCTGTCAGAATCCGCTGCTCGCGAACACTTTCAGCGGCCTCATTGATTGAGCTGCCTAGGTGTGACATCTTGTAAAAAATCTTTCGGTTAGACGTGCTCGTCGATCATGTCCGCAATCGAGTTGATGTTCTTATCACCACTACGATTGGGCTTATTGACCGGCTTGCGGGTTTGGTTCTCACGAAGTGTCCGGCGCGTGGTTCTTGACTTGCCGACTACCCGACTCTCGTCTAGGCGGCCCTTCTGCGAGCGACGCTTGCCTTCCCAAGGCTTGCCACTGTCCTTGTCCTTGTCCTCGTCCTTATCCTTGTCGGAATCGGAATCGGAATCGGAGCCGGAATCAGCGAACGGGTTGCCTTCGGGCTTCTCGTCTTCGCAGTCTTCGCAGTCTTCGCCTTCTTCGCCCTTCTTCTTCTTCTGAAACTTTTTGAGTGCCTTGGGCACTTCGCCCTCAGCAAACGCCTGAACCTTGAGTTCAAGCTTGCGATTCTTTTCGAGTGAATTTTCAGCCACTCGAGAGAGGTTGTTGGCACGTACTACGGCCTTCTCCCTCTCTTCACGCATGGTTGTGAGTAACCGTTCTAACCTCTTATTTGATTTGAGGGCAGCTTGAAGAGACCGTTCGTTTTCGCCTACGGCATCGGGATCGCTGCCAGTTGCCATGGCTGCAATCCGCCGTAATGTTGTGGCGCTCTCGGCTTCTTCATTAATACGCTGTCTTTCGGCTGCTTCGTCGATAGAGCGTGACTTCGATTCCAGGAAAATACCAACTTTTCGAGCAAGCTCAGCTTGGTAATTATCCACTTCTTCTAAGCAGATGTGCTTCGCGCGCTTAAGCTTACTGTCGAACTCTGCGTCGTACTTACGCTTAAGTGCTGAAGCATAGCGGTCCATTTCCTCGCATATCGAATTAACGAGGTCCTGACTTCCACCAAGCTTGCTTAGCAGCGACTTAATCTTTTCCATCGGGGAAAACTCCCTATAACTATTATAGTTTTGCTTGACTATACCCTGTTAGCCAGGTAGTTTTTGAACTCTTTGAGAAGGGCCTTCTCAGAAGCACCTTTTGTATAGTGCTTCTTCATGAAGCGATCCCTACTCTCCATCACGTTTAGGTAGGAGCCTTCCACCGATGGCTCGGCCACGACGTCAAATGTTACGAATGTGTACCCGGGTAGAACCTTAAGGAACTCCTGGCCTGACTCTGTGACTGTATCCATGTCACCAACACCACGCGAAGAGATCCCAATGGTCACACCGTTATTTGTGAGGGCCTTGAGGATATCACCCATGGGGGTTCCGCCGAGAATTTCAATCTCACCAAAAACCTCGTCACCTTCCATATAAAGCTTGGTGACGAGATGTGATACCCTATCCAGGTGGATCTTGGCGTCAGCTGGGTGATCCAGCTCGCCAAGAACACGGCGACCCTCGATGTCTTCCTGGATTTCTCCTACGGCCGTACGTAGGATCGGGGTGTCATAAATTCGGTTGTTGGCGTTCGGCTTGCCGCCAAACTGGAACCGACCCCCCATGCGGAGAACCTGCCTTTTATTGCCGTCAATACTTTCCGTGACCATGGTGGGTTTACGGGTGAGGATAAGTGGGATGGTATCCTGGATGAGCCGATGCTCACCCAGGTTCCCAGTCTTAGCCACCACGGAACGATTGATTTGGGTTCTCATTACTGATCCTTAAGCGAAAGGATTTCCGGACTCTTCATCATCCGAATCTTCATCATCCGAATCTTCCGAATCTTCATCCGAATCATCCGAATCCTCATCTTCATCATCATCTGATTCCGAATCGTCCGAATCATCTGAATCATCTGAATCATCGTCGCTCGGAGGTTCTGGGAGATCGATCCCTTCCTCGTCTCCGATGTCATCAATAGCGTCTAGATCAGATTCGCCGCCCTCACCGCCAAGGTCAAGGCCGGCTTCGTCACCGAGCTCTTCGCCACCGAGGTCCGGTTCCGGGGCCCCACCACCACCCATATCCGGCTCGGTGTCTGCGCCGAGATCCGGCTCCCCATCAAGATCCGGCTCCCCACCGAGATCCTCTTCGTCGCCCATACCCGGAAGGTCACTCAGGCCAACCTCATCGTCGGATAGATCCGGCTTCCCACCGAGATCCGGCTCCCCGCCGCCCAGATCCGGCCCTTCGCCACCGAGGCCGCCTTCTAGGGGCTCTTCGCCACCAAGTTCGTCATCGAGCTCGCCACCAAGTTCGCCCATATCATCGTCAAGGCCGGCGCCCTCGCCACCAAGTTCACCCATATCTCCCTCGAGATCGTCAGGGGCACCAGGGACGGGAGGCTCTTCACCCACACCGTCGAGCTCTGGCTCTCCGCCACCGAGCTCATCATCGATGCCGGCTGCGATGCTGTCGATCATGTCCGACGACGGGCCCTCTGGATCGCGCTCGTCCGGGCCGAGGTCCATCGAATCAAGTTCGGCGGTGGGGTCTGCCGACATCGGTTCGCCTAGTTCGTCTTCGATACCCGCTGCGATATCCTCGATCGAACCACGTCCGGTCGCTAAGACCTTCTCTTCGCCTGTGTCCGAATCACGAGCTACTAGCTCGATATCCTCAGCCAGCTTCGCCTTTTGGCGTCCACCCTCTTTGGTGCCACCTTGGCGCTTCGTGCCCCACTTGTATTGGGCCTCATCCTGTATAGCGCAAGAGCCACCATCTTGACGGCAGGAGCAACTAGGCGGGCATCTGCACTCTCCGCCATTGTTGCAGCCGCAGCCCATATGGCGACCTTCTGCTACGCCCTTGCCCTTTTCGCCATCCAGGTTGACGTTCTCACCACGCTTGGCTGACGTCTTATCCTGAATACCGTCATCGGGGCTTGCATTCTCAGGGGCGCTTCCGCTTGAGGCCGCGGTACCTTCGCCACCACGACCGTCCGAGCTCTTTGTGCCCTTACCCGCGACACCCGCTCCACGAGGCTTGTCCATCTTCGGGTCGCCACTCGGAGCCGCGCCTTGACCAGCTGCCGCATTGTCGGCACCCTGGCCGGTTGACTGCTTCGAAGACTTGTCGAAGAGACCCTCACTGCCCTGCAGATCGGTGTCCATCCCGGTCGATTCGGCAACGCCACCCGTCTCGCTTGGGTGTTTCACCTTACCAGAGGCCTTCTGTTTGGGCTGGTTCGGCAAATCAGGCGTCTTTTCCCCGGAGCCATCAGCGAGGCCGCCCTTACCCTGAAGCTCATCCATCCTTGGATCGCCTTCGGCTGCTGCACCCTTACCTGCGGACGAGTTTCCGGTCTTGGAGCCAGTGCCGTCGGCTTCTTTTGTGCCCTTTGTGGCAACACCCTTGCCCTTGCCTTTATCCATAGCGTTCGATTCTGAGAACCCACGGTATTCGCGGTCGATCATAGCATCGAAACGCTTAGTGAACGAGGTCGCATAAGGGTCGTTTTCCGACTCATCGATGACGTCGTCGTTCTTCAGCATGTTGTCGCGAACCGACTCGAATTTGACGCGGAGATCTTCCGCCTTCGGGCCGATTTCGATACAACGGCCAATGTAACGGTTCATTTGAGTCGAGCAATCCTGGTATCCGTCCTCAACCAGGTAAATCAGGCCGTTTGACAACCAAGCAACAAGTTCGTCAGAAAGCTCATTGAGGGACATCTTCTCAATCGGCGTGAATTCGACCGTAGCTTCGCCGCCTTCACTGATCGCGGGACCCTTGTTCTCAGATTCCATTCCAGGCATTGGGGCGCCCATCGGGGGCGCACCCATTGCACCACCCATATCAGGCGCCGCGCCCATGCCCATGTCCTGACCCATGCCCATCTCGTCGCCCATGCCCATGTCGGGCAGCGCGATAGGCTCGCTCATCGGAGCCTGTTCCTCGCCACCCATTCCGAGCTCGCCGTCGGCAGTTGTGTCGAAGGTGTCGAGCGTGCGCATGCTATCGATGACGCGATTCGAGATTCCAGCCAGAAGCGACTCGGCCTCGATCACGGTGTTGAAGTCGAGGTCGTTCGACTCCAGAGCATCAATCATTTGCTGTACAGATTCAGCTTGCTGTTCGTCACCATCAACACGATCGAGCACGCCATGGATGACCTTCAGCGTTACGAGGTACGCACGGGCGCGAGTCGAGAGAACGTCGTTGCCCTCGTTGAATACTAAGCCAAGGAACCTTTGGTAATCTTCTTCGAAACTCTTCGAATCAGTCAGGCCGCGAGCCTCTTCAAGAATTGTTGGCTCCTTGGCTTTAACTGCAACCTTCTCCCACGCCTCGATAATCGAGTCACGGTTAATATTGACGTTTGTGCGGAATAGCAGGAGCCCCGTATCGCGAGCAAGGAACGGGTTGAATTCGCGCATCGAAGCCAACGAATTCTCAACCAGTGAGGTCATCTCTGCACGGTTAAGGGTGCAGAATTCCTGTTCCTTGGCGAAGAGCTCAGCAGCGGTCGAAACGGCTTCCCGGATCTTATGCTCGGAAACAAGGGCCGCACAATTCTGTACAAACTCGCGGAAGCCCTGGCGCTGGTGAGCGCTCTCAGCGATTTTCTTCATCTGACGCGCTACTAGGCGGCGGCGCGTGAACTCATTGATCGGAATCGTAAAGGTCTTGTCGTCTTCGACGAACGTGCCGCGAACAACCCGGCCTTCAGTAACCGTAATATCGTCACTGATGGCTTTGGCAAAGGACTCGATAATGTGGGGAATCATATCGACGGGAACGATTGTCTTCTGCGTCTTGACCTTACGGGTCGTTCCGTCACGCGTTGTGACGATCCCACTTTCGGGAATAACAGTCGAACGGAAGCGCTGGAGTTCGACCAAACGCCAGGCCTTTTCAGCGTCCTTATTCTCGTCCTCTGCGATCGCCTTGACTAGGTTCAAGCAATTCTTGTCGAAATCGTGCGATTTTGACTCTTCGAATACTTGAATCTGACGAATATTGTCGAATTGAATGCGGTTTACGCCACCCGATGAACGGGTGATTTCAGCCATAAACAGATCGTTAATTCTATTTTCATAAATGACGTTATTGCCATCAATAGCAACGAGCTTATACTTGTCGCCGGCACTTTCGCCTAGTTTGCCAATTAACCGGTCAATCTGTGCAATCTTGGACTGTGCACTACGATTGATGGTACGCAGAAGATTCTTGGCATCCATACGAACGGGTGCCGGAACCTGATTCTGATCAGTACCTGACATCGATAGTCTCCCATACGAAGCTATTGCTTACTAGAGTATTTTTACTTGGACGGCAAATCTTCGGCAGTTACTTCTTCTTCGCCTTGGTCTTCCGTCAGGACTATTAGGCCCTTAACGGTTTCATCCGGCCATCCATCAACCTGATCGGTCCCCGAAAATACTTTTGCATTCTCAACAATAACAGCGTTTTTATCAGTATCGCTAACGGGCGAATCAATCCGGGGTGTATGTGGGGGCTTGATGCCGTCGAGCTCATTATTGTTCAATAGGTAGATGTACTGGTTGCTTTCCCTCAGCTGCTTATGCAACTTGGCTTTGGAGCGTATTTTCTCACGTTCCAATAGCTCGGATCGGTCCTCCTTGAGGACCATCCCGGAGAGATTTCGATGCTCCACCGGCGGCATACCACCCATAGGGGGTCCTCCTGGCATTTCGCCGCCAGGCATACCGCCACCCATAGGCATTTCGCCGCCGGGGGCACCACCAAGGCCACCAAGACCCCCGCCAAGGCCGCCCATAGTGCCGCCCATGCCGCCGCCCATGCCGCCCATCATATCCCCGCCACCGAGCAGGCGCTGCATTTCAAGATCGATCCGTTTTTCTTCTTCCATTTCATCAATTTCGTCGTCGGTAAGGTCTGTGAAACGACGCAGGATCCAGCGGTCGGGGAACATTTCTGTGCCCTTGAGGCTGTCAATGACGTCCGCTCTTGAGGCCCAAGTCTCGATCCTATAGAGGTCGTCGATGGCCGACGAAGCCGTCATATAAATATCGAAATTGCGGATTTGTTCCTCGTTCATTCCATGTAAGATGAGATGGACAATTATTGCCTTCTTCAGACCAATTGCGATTTCGCGTTGGACACGCTGGATAGCTTTGGCGAATTCCGGGGCCGACTGCGAAAGAGGCTTCGAGTCAGACTCCTGTTGGTCACCAATCCCGACACGACTGAACGGAATTTTTAGGGCTGAACACATCTTTTTCTTGAAGTATTCAATGTCGGCAATTTGGTCAAGGTTCTCGGCGCCGGGGAGGGTATCGACCGACGGGCCAGTTCCATCCTGGCGCTGGGGCATCCAGAAGTCATCTTCCTGAATCAGTGGCGACCAACGTTCGTTCACATCACCGGTGGATGGGTCAATGAATTGGTGCTTCTTGAAAGTCCTAGCGATCTGGTTAATATATCCGGGTACCTCATGGGTGGGGATATTACCGACCGGAATAGTAAACACACGCTTTTCAGGGGCCCTAGTGTTGTGAGTGGGTATGCCATTAACAACAAAATTATGTTCATCCGATTCCACTCCGATGTCGTAGACCTCAGCGGCTTTAACTTCCTCTACGCCAACAATATTCTCAGATTGTGGCGCTTGCTCCTTCGTGAAATAAAGAGCCCAACTTATTGTTGCCGGCATCACTCGGCCTGTAGTCTGATCGATTATATGGCCACCAGGCTTTTCAACCTTTCTTATCAAACCAACATTCCAACCGATTTGATGAATGAGTTCTTTCAGATCTTCAAGCAGTTGCTTATTGCAGCATTCGACTTCTTGTCCTTCTGTTTTACCATTTTTGTACATTCGGCGCCAACCGTCAGAATTAATATACCCATCGATAAGAGCTTTTTGCACCGAACGAGGCGAACGATAAACCCACTCTGGGATTCGTTTATTGTGTGCGCCGGGAATGAACCCATTTAATTGCATAAATTTAACAAATGGCTTTGAATAAACTGAGTATCTGCCGTACCTATAATCATTGTCGCCGCCGAATTTTAAATGACTACCAACATATCGTTCAAATAGCTCTCTATATTCTTCGTTTGTGGCCTCATCATCCCCACACGCAAATCCAACTTCACTAACAGTACCGCCGCTGTATGATCGTTCTGACACGAATCCATCGCCAAGCATAAACCCAAACCAACGCGCAAAATCTTCATCTGCAGCCTGCGGAAGTGTATATTCATACACTTCATCGTGTTTGGCATCATAGGCCCAGCAATTTCGAACCTCCAATTCCGACTCTACTTCGGCAGATTCACAAATGTTTATCGCGACCGATTTTTTGGTCCATTTTCCTTCACTTAAAAATCTATTTGCGGTACGTGTGTTCAAACCATTTTGCTTGGCATCATATGCCCCAAGAGATACGCCAACTAATTCAGGCAAACGAGCGTACTGTTTGATTTGCGGGAAGTTCAGGTTTACATACTCAGTATTCTCGGCCATGCGCGGCAACACAAATTTATGAATATATCTTGAGCCAGAGGTACAATTTTCTCTTGTTTTCAGGTCTTTAACATCAACATACTTCAACCTATCATGATGCCATTTGCCATTCTTTTGATAAGGATCAACAACCAAGATGGGGTGTGTAGCATTGGCATAAATTTCACGATGCTGCGAGAAAACCCGGTAAATACGATCTACGCCATTATTCTTCTGGTACGTTATGTTGGTTTTTTTAAGTTGACCGTCCGGCGTATAGCTATAGACTTGATCTCCAACAACAAGATCCTTAATCTCTTTATGCCCTGCAGGAGTCCATACTTTGGAGTCTCCTCTAACGCACAGTCGGTAGATCAGAGCCGCATCTTCCATCAGCCGGAGTTGTTTGAAATGCTTCCTGGCGCCGTCTAATATTGCGCGTCCGTACGGGTTATAGATGCTCTCGAGCGACTGAAGCCGGCAGTGCATAATCTGCCAGGGGTGGAAGAAAACGGGGGCATTGGCGAATTGGTCCTGATAGAAGAATCCAATAAGATCGCCGTGCTTTGTTTCCAAGCGTACGAAATTATAAACATTCATAAACTTAAGGGACGCAACGCCCGTCCGCTTATGGTCTACAATTATTTCGCAGGGTAGATCGCCATACTTGACCAGATACCGAATCCAAGACCATAATTCTTTGTCAATGTTCAGCTTCGTATAGAGGAAATCCTCAATTATTTCTTTGACGTGACGATCTGGGGACTTAACCATTACCGCATGCTTGGTCTCGGTATCGATCAGGGCGCCTTCGTCGGCGTATAAGTCGAGAGACATAGTAATCTCACCGACCTCATCCATTTGGTCAAAGTCTTTATACCGCTCTAGGCGGTTGATCTGCAGATTGGTCTGGTCAATGAGACTATTTTGTCGCTGGAAGTTGACGAATTCGCCAGCGGCCGTGAGCCTCGCCAGGTTCGTTTGGTCCTGGAAAAGATTCTCGTGGCGGAACAGTTCGGCATACTTGGAGTATGCTCTGATTTTATCGAATAGTGCCCAGGACATGTGCCACCTTAGGTCAGTTTTCCTTATATATTTGTGGGAAGCCTACGTTGTAAAATAGCTTCTTTTTCAGAAGTGTATTTAACATCCATTTGGTCAAACATAGAACATGATCGACTGGCAGAAAACAACGTCTGAATTTGGTACAACCAAGGATTTATGCGGCTATCGACCCAAGGTGTGGTGCATATGCAAATGTGGAAAATATGGCGCCATTACAATAAGGGTGAAAAAATCAGTAGTAAATGGGGATATTGGCTGGGAATGCCAACAATGCGTGGCGTCAAGGCCGGCTGTAGTTCAAAAGCTCAGCAAGTCAACAAAGCAGCTGTGGGGCAATAAGAAGTATCGCTCTGCTCAGTTAAAACGCAAAGCAAAGGAATCTCAAACATTCTCAGATGCCATAAAGAGCAAATCCCGGCTGGCGCGTTTGAAGAATAATTCGAGCGCATGGTTATTGCCGCAAAAGCAGTTAGACGCATCAAACAAATCGCGACAGATATTGTCAGATCCAGCCGTGAAGGCCCGCCAAAAAAGCGGATTATTGGCGTCATATAAAACCAACCCTCGACCAACTGGCAATACTGGGCGAAGCGTCCTAGACGACACAATTGCATATATTCTAACCGAAGCTGGTCTAAATTACGAAAAAGAATGGGCCAGCGGGCCGTGGTCGTTTGATTTTCTGGTCGAAGGAAAGATCTTAATCGAGAATAATGGCGACTACTGGCATTCTCTCAAGGATCGGAAAACCAGGGATAAACAAAAACGGACATATTTCGACCGATATCTGTCTGACAAATACGAGCTCGAGGTGATTTGGGAACACGAATTTTTATCACCAACAAGGATTAGATCCCGCATTATTGAAATGTTCGACAGTATTGCTGAACCGGTCAACGTTGAGCTCGCCAATGTCGAGTGCAGGTCTATCACGAGACCCCAAGCCACCACTTTTTTGCGTGCATATCACTATCTTGGGTTCGTCAACAGGTCTGCAATTCATTTTGGAGCTTACCACCAAGATAAATTGATTGGGGTGGCTGCTTTTGGGCACCCACTTAGGCAACAAATCAGCCAAAAGTATCCGAAATATTTGGAATTGACAAGGTTTTGCTTGCACCCTGGTTTCGTTAATAAAAACCTTGGCAGTTGGTTTTTAAGCAGGGCCGAATCTTTTGTGAACAATAGTACCGACGCGACTGGCCTAATTTCATATGCCGATATCGCAGCGGGCCATGTCGGCACGATCTATAAAGCATCAAACTGGACGCAAGACGGCCAATCCAAACCAAGTTATTGGTATGTTGATTCAGAGAGCAACACGTACCACAAAAAAACGATTTGGGATCATGCCAAAAAGATGTCGATGTCAGAAAATGATTATGCCGAGAAGTACGGCCTGAAGAAAATTGCCGACAAAGGGAAGCTACGATTTATTAAATTGCTTAAATAGGCCCTCAAATATACGGCATGAGGTTAACATCGCTGCATGAAGGGAAGGGCATTAAGCTTCCCGACGAGATGGATGCATTCGCCCGCGATATGGCGCAGAAAATAGTGGATGTTTATCAACACTACATTGAGTATATCAAACTATAACTCATATATTCATTCACCAGAAGAAGTAACAGCCTGGACATCTGAAATCGCCAGCTTTATTAGGCGCCGATTGAAGGTGCGGCCGGCGGAAACGCAAGAAGAGATCGAGCTGCTCCTTAAGACTGGGGAGGCCCCAGAATGGCTTGGCCCCAAATATGCCAAGGTAATTGAAATCTGGCGTAAGCAGCCATTATTTTGGAAGAAGCGGATCGTCCCGGTTCTTCACAACGCTGCTTTCTAGTACGCCACTTTGTTCTCTAATAACATCTTGATACGCATCAAGCCATTTTCGGGCGGCTGTCTTCCACTCATCCCGATCGTCACGGTCCCAATCGGTCGCGTTTGAGATGATTCCCATCGCGGCCTCGAGCATATCGCTTGCCGGCCAATCTTTTTTATCCATACCCTATTTAGTATTTGAAGATTCTCATGATAAGTGATGATACAAATCAACTGGTCGTTGAGGCCGCAAAAGAAGTTGCGAGGCTATGGAACGGAGGGTTCTGGCGTAGACTGTGTCTGCGGTTCGACAGCGGCTTGGCCAGTGTATCATCGACCCCACCGCTTGCGCCTGGATTCGATGGATGGGGAAGCACCGCCCACACACACATCCCTATCCGTCGGGCTTCACCGTCGGATACATTCGACGAAATAATTGTTGATTTCGTAGCAACCGACAATGGCGAATTCACAATCCAGATTTATAACCGCTGGAGGTACAGTGGTCACTATTTCCACGAATTTGACCCCGGTGACCCCGATCTATTTGATAAAATAATAGCCAAAATCACTGCGATGCATAGAGACCTTCCGGCACGTTTTTACTGATTCATTTTAGCTTCGGCTTCTTCTTGACGATACCCTGATTGGCCGCTAGCCACTTAACTTTCTTCTCTTCTATCGTGATCCCACCGCTGATTTGCTGAGCGAACGCCGCAATATCTTCTGCTGGGTTGGGCCTGTCTATTTTATCTTCAGCGCTTACATAAATCGGCATCAGAAAGTTCTTGCCGGCCTTGGGGGCGTATTCTTGGAAGAGGGTATCGCTAATCTGTTTCTTGGTTCCACCAACCACCAACTTGCCCTTAGCATCTGTGTTGTGAACCGGAATTAGGATCGAACCACCGAGTTGGATCGCTTGGTTAATTCCATGTAAGCCAAGCGCTGCTGAGATGATTATATCGTCATTGTTTCCTGGGCCGGGCTCCGCGCCAGTCTTCGAGCCAGTCAAGTAAACGTAGATTTCAGCCTCTTTCACCAGTCGGTGAGAATATACCGTATATCCGTCCTCTCCGAGCATGTTGATGAGAGCTGCGTTCAGGTCTGGTTTCGTGGTCATCCCGGTTGGGAAACCAATCAGCCCATATGACTTCTTTAACGACCTGGCTTGCTTAACTTGACGGTACAATGATGGATAACTGAGGTCCTCATCGAGCTCTTGGCAGACCGTTTTGCCAATGCCGGTGCGCTCAGGAACCAACAAAGCATTGTTATACAAGCGACCGACGTAGTCAGCCATCAAGGCGAGGACCTTAGGCAGGGCCTTGATTTTGAGTTCTGCCACCTGCTCTTTGGTCGTTACATCCCAAACCACAATGCCCGAGTAGTCAGTGGCTTCGCCGCTGGAGATATCAATACCGATCGTATAAACGTGGCCATCGACTGGTTCTTTCCAAATCCACAGCTTATTGTCGAACTCGAGGATCGTCCGCATGCCTGTCTGCGGGTTGACATATTGTTGGTTGCCGACCTTGATTTTGGGTTCACGGATGGTCGAACGTATTTGGAGCAGAGTCTGGTATGGTATGACCGTGTTGCCGGTGCCTAGGAACTCCGCCAAGACCTCTTGCCTGAAGAGGCGTTCCTCGCCCTTCGACACGAGTGCTGTATATTGCTCTTCTAGCCATGGGCTCCAATATTTGCCATATTTCATCAGCTCCTCTTTGGTCACGCATTTTCGCATGTCCTTGGTAGGAGCTATTTCGCGCCACTTCGTCGCATTGCGGTCGTAGTAGCGCAGGGCCCAGTTCATGTCATACCAGTTGACACGAATCATATTAAATTGGTTTTCGCCGTCGATCGCCTCGGTTACCGTTCTCCAGTACCAGTTACCTATTCCTGATGGAGTCGAAACAACGACAACTGAACCGCCAGTGTTTAGGGTATTGTGCGAAACAAATCCATTGGCAATATATGTATTATTGGATGGAACAGAGATGTCGACGGTCATTGATCGTGATTCTTTAACTGACACAACAGAATCGTAGAAAAT